TATACAGTCCGAGGACTGACACGGTCGCGCCCATCGACATTCTGATCACCTCCGTTATTAGGTTTCACGCGCCATTCAACGCCTAAGGTAATATTAAACATTTCATTGGCTTTCGTCAATCCTTTACGCAGTTCTTCCATCCACATTTCACACCGGACGGAGGTTTCCACATTGTTCGCGTTCACCTCGTCAGTGATCAGCCGTTCCGCTTTATCCTGATTCGCGTTCGGGATCCCGATCTCAGTACAGAACATCGCTTCGATTTTCCGCATATCGGAGAGGATATCAGAAACCACATAAGATTCCTTGATGTTCTGGGTGAATGGGAACCAGGACGGCTTACCCTGTTCATCGAGGAGGTTTTTCCCGATCACCACAGCAGGATCACCGGCTGAAAGATTGTCATACATCTTTTTATAGCTCTCTGCCTGCTGCTTGTTTTCAGCGCCGAATACGGTTCCGGATTTCACGTTCAGAAAATTGATTCCCATGGCCTCAGCTGCAAGCGCCATCTGGTCGGCATAGAAGCCTACCATGTCGAGTATCCCGGAATAGTCCGGCTGCAGCTTAATGATCGCGCAGTCCTTATTGATCGTTGCAGTAATACTCTGCCGGATCAGAGGATTTGTGATAATGATATAAGACGGTCTGTAGTAGAGATTATATCCACCCAAAGCTCCGCCCTGGCAGATGGTTCCGTACTGGTCAGTGTTAACCACAGCGATATATCCCATGCCGTAGAGAGTATACAGGAAGTAATCTTTATCCCACTCATCCGGAAGATTCCACTTGAAAACAGAGATTGCTTTCTGGAAAAGATACTTCCGGAAGTATCTCCGCAGTCTGGAGTTTTTGACATGAACCGTAGACGGAGAACGTGTGGAATTGTAATAGTTCATGGTCTGGTAATCAAACGGAGGAACAGTATCAAATAGTTTTTCTGACATTTTTATGATCTCCTTTCTTTTTAGCCAGGCGCATCAGCAGCCATGCCGGAAGCCCTGTAAACGTTCCATTAGGATTCACATAACACACAAACGCGACATAATTCCAGGCATTCGGATTATACGCTGAGCGATGAACTCCGCCACCAGGCACGCTTCCGGAGTCCATGCCTCCGCTCTGCATGACCTGATTGTTTCCTATATAAATACCCACATGAGCAAAGTTTCCGATACTGTCCCCTTCATACTGCGATGGTATCGGAGGAGGCCCGGCCTCGCTGATCTGGTGGAACAGCAGCGTACCGGGAGGAATTTCACCGTATTGCGCGATACATTCAGATACAGTTCCTTTATACCAGAGAACCGGAGTCGGGCTTTGTCCTGCCGGGGAGGTTGTGCTGTAAACTTCCGTAGGATACCCGGACATATTCCGTCTCCATAGGGTATTTGTTCCATTAGGTAAACTGTATCCGTTATTATCCACCACAGGGATATCTTGCCATACATGATTAACAAATGCAATACAGTCCCACTGAGAATATGGAATTTGCACCCCGGTTATATCCGGATCGTATGCCGTCGCAAGGCTTGAAAAATACCCACCGGTCACCCATTCTGAAGTAGGCGGAGGCGGAGGAGTCGGCCCGGCTGCAAAATAGTCATACCAATATCGCGCGTTTGCCTGTCTTGTGCTGTCTGTACCGGATGCTGCTACCTCATAGCATACGCGCCAGATATAAGCTGACTGCTCCGGAGTTTCGGTATTGGTCGGATAATTGCTCCATGTCCAGTAAATACCGCCCAATGTTGCAGGCGACCATTGGATATCTGTTTCCTGTTCTCTCCGAATCCGGAATAACTGGGTATCACCGTCATACCAGTTCATATTATACCGGATCGCGAATGATACCAGTTTATGGCCGGCCGGTGATGTGGATGTATAACCATCCCATTGCACAAGGCCCAGGCCATAACCCGATGCTGAGTGGTTATTATGATCATAATGTTCCAGTGCTACGGAATTAGGAACGTCTGACAAGTTGGCAGCTGAGTTTGGAAACTGTGATCTGTGAGTCCCTTCCACCAGTGCCGGAGATAGCCATGATTCAAGCTGCATATTTCCGATCATACCGGCGATGGCAGATAGTGACCATCCCAAATTATTGAAATAATTATAAATCTTATGAGCATTATAACGCTGTTTATCTGTGATACCGCTTGTATTGGTAGTACCCATCGTACCACCTTGATTGGTTGTCATCCACCAACCATTTACAAAAGTAGCAATCATTTAAACCTCACTCATAAAAGAAGCCGGCCTTCATATAATCATTGATCTCGTCAATCTCCTGTTTAGTACCGGAAAACGCATGGTCTGCTTCTCCACATTGTACATATCCGGATAATGAATTGATCGTCCGGACTTGACACAAAGGCCGGCCAAATTCGGTATTGTCCTCGTTTACAATTCTGGAAAATTCAGAAACCAGTACCGGATACATGATCTGATTTAAGAAAGATCCGTTCGCGCCGGAGGTCGATACCTTGGGCATCTGGCTGCTGACAGCATTCCCGATAGACCCGAATAACGCGCCGATGGCATTCGTTACAATAGACGTAACTCCAGAGATAACTGATTGAACACTTCCCATAGCATCCACCATGATCTGCGCGATCTGAATGGGTACTCCAATATTGGCTGTTCGTTCTGTCATTAGGTTATATTCTGATAAGCTGCTAGAGGACGGACAGATGGACACGCGGAGAGTAGCAGCCCCGGTCAGATGATCGACATAGACAGCTGAATACAGATAGTTGCCGATCCTTTTAAATGGAGTTTCCAGAGGGATCGACCCGAAGGGAGGAACATACAGTGTATGTCTGGTATAAGGCGCGTAATTAAGATAGCTTCCCCGGCTCGCCTGGGGATGGTTAGGAATAGTCGCAGTTACAAATGTACTTTGCGCGGTTGCCTGGACAATGATTCCATTCACTCCAGTATCCCAATATCCGACCTTCATGGTGGCCTGAGTGCTGCCGAATGATTGCAGCCCGAAAGGAAACCAAACACAGGAAACAATATACTGGAAAGGATCAAACAGACTCTTATACAATCCCGATCCGATTTCAGTAATAGATGAACTGTTATAGATAGAATCAGAAAACAGATATGTGAGCAGACTGTTCAGCTGAGTCTGATTAAGAGCATAATACGCGACTGATCCTGTTCTTCCGGTTGTTTGGTTGTTAATGCAGCCTATTACATAAGTTCCCCCGGATGGTGCTACATTGTACCAACTTGTGGCCACATTTGTTTTTACAATGTCATAGTTTGTGTTAGCCGGATAAAGTGTATCAATAATATTACCATCATACGCTGTCGCGGATCGGACTACATACGCAGACGTTAAACCGATCTCTGTTTTAAAACTGGCCAGAACATCGACCATGAGCGTACATTCCCAACAAGCATTGATATACGTCCAGTCTTGTACATAGTAATATCTCCTCCACTGGGGAATATACGCATATGTGAAAGCATCAGGAGAAAAGACACCGGCGGTCAGCTGATTAACGATTTTAAGAGATGGCCGAAGGAAAGAGGTTTCATCCTTCAGCTGACACTGTACGGAAACAGCCAGGGCCTGCGGAGGCTGCTCTGTCGAGTTCGGCCTCTTGGAAAAATTCGGATAAAATGATACTTGCATTGTTGCCTCCTATTAAAAACAGGAAGGGATTTTCACATCCCTTCCTGCGGAAGTAGGATAGGCCCAGTCGGGTGCAAACCGGGCCAATGGTGAACAGGAATCAGTCGAGCAGCAGCAGACAAGCCTTTTCAGTGTTATCCATGACAACACGCTGCCGGGCATGGACATGGATATTACGATAGAGGCCGGCCTCATTTACTCTGGTAGACAGGACACGACGATCAAGGACGGTCATACCCATGAAATCACGGTCAAAGATCAGGCCATACACGTTTTCAACTTCAATCGCGCTGCCGGTTGTGAACACACCGGAGGTACTGGTATAGGCCGGAGTCACATTTACGGTATCCTTGCTGTCGATGGACTGCCAGTAGGAAATGCTTTCGACATCAGCATACCGGAGGAAATTATCGTGATAGGTATCCGCCAGTACACGCGCTTCGATCTGACGCTGAATCGGACTGTACAGGTATACTCTCTGATCAGTCAGCGGAGTATGACGGAGGACAGGCTTTCCGGTGATCACCGTCTGGAATTTCAGACTATTGGCAGTGAACAGGTCGGTGATCTCTGCCACCCGGCTATACACCCACTTAGTGAAGGCATTGAAATTATCCGGCTGATAAACAGTAGTCGCGGTCAGGCTCAGTCCGGTCAGACTGTTATACTCGCTCAGCAGATGGACAACACGGTCGGTCTGGGCCTCAGTAGCCAGGGCGCCGATCGCATTACAGACCAGACCGCGCCGGATAGCCTCATTGGACATTTCGAGCCGGTTAGACAGGTTGGTCATAAGCAGGGACAGGAAGCTGCCCAGCTGATCGGGAGAACTGAAAGCTGTTTCAAGCTGATCCTCTGTGATCGTCATGCTGTCATAATAGACAGACTGTCCGTAAAAATTCGTCTGCAGGATATTGGGCTTTTTGATCTTCCAGGGATCGACTTCCCCACCGTCACCGGTCGGAGGATTCTGAGTAGAATCAAACAAGACAGGATACTTGAAAGCCGGATCATCCTGCCATGCTTCATCCGCGATGCTCAATTTTCTCATCATCCCTCCCCAACGGAAAGTATCCATATCCAGGCCGGTCATTTTCGCGGAATAGGGACGGATGCTGAAAATCGTTCTGGCCAGGATGTTGCTGATCGCGTTCATGACTGAGTCCCGATCCGCGCGGAGTGCCACCTGGGCCACACTGACAAAAGACGCGGTATCGGTCGGAGTTTCCACGATCTGGCCTGTGGCCTGCTGCACAATGGAAGTTAGGACGGTTGAAATCTGTTCGAAGTTCATAGTGTTTACGCTCATTCTTTGTTTCCTCCTTCTGGCGGTCTGATGATGGATTTCATGATATCGTCAACTTCTTTCTCAAGTTCGACTTCTGGAGTGCTGTCACGAAAATTATTCTGCAGATTGCTTGCCTGGATTGTTTTGATCAGCTGATTAATCGTGTTATTCAAGCCGGTCAGCTTTTCATCTAGTTCTGGAGCAGTTGTTGGTTGTGGTTTTGGTTGTTGTTCTTCTGGAGCAGCTGCCGGCTGCGGTTCCTGAGTCCCGTCCGGTTCCGGTACAGGCTCAGCTGCAGGCGCGTTCATCTGCCGGATCTCGTCTGCAGTAAATCCTGCATCAAGTAACTGTTTAACCTCTGAAAAGTTCATTGATTCCTACCTCCATTTTATTTAAGATGTTTCGTATCTCCGCGATCTGCGCGGACACGAACTCTAACCCGGATTTATTATATAAATGTTCGGAAAAATAGTCAAGCCCATCGAATAATGAAACATGGCTGAACCCTTTCATGGAACGAGTTCCCACACCGTCACGATGGAGGTTCGTTGATCTGGTCGAGTCCCGGACAACATCGTCACCGCAGAATATGCCAACGTGTTTAAAATTGCCAAGTCCATCAGTATATCCGCGTTCCTGCTCTCCTGTGGGATCCCACATATAGACGAAGGCACCCAAAGGGATTTTACCGTACTTCTCTTTACACTCCGCTATGGTTCCGCGCCATGAATAGAAGTTCCTGTACATGGCATTCGATCCGCGCCAGTTGTAATACATACCATTCGGTTTCTTGATACCCAGGTCTTTTAGGACGGCCTCGACAAATCCCTGGCAGTCCATGTCTGAATAACTGTACTTATCCCATTTAGGTTGCAGCGCGTTCTCCGCGAACTCGATCCCGGTATTCATTCATCTGCTCCTAATTTATCAAGTAGTTTCTGGATTACAAGAGTGTTATTATTGATTGCTGCCGTTGTTTCTGCTCTCTGATTATTAAGAGATTCTGAGAAAGATATCTTGAGGTCTGTAATGGTTGAAGTCAGTTTCTCCGTTTCTTCCTTGTGTGCTTTCTGTTCATTACTCAACATAATGAACATGGCAATAGCACACGCAATCGGAAAACCCACGGTCTGGATAAGTGTTACGATCTGCTCCATGATATCACTTCCTATTTAAAATAGGTGCGATGTTCTCATGATCTCGCCAGATCGTCCCCTCCCTTCTGAGGCTTGCGTCGGGGAAACATCGCACCCTATAATTATAATAATTAAAAACCTGGCTGCTGTCAACAGCCAGGCCCAAGGAAGAAGAGTGATGAAGAGGATTATTTAATCAGCTGCCGGGCTGATCAAATCGAAGTTGACGTACCGGTTATTCTTCTTGGAAGTTTTGATCGTGATAACGATATCCGGCTTCTGATCGTCCGGCTCACCACCGAAAGCCTCGTCATACTTGAGGAACTTGTCAATGAAAGCCTGGACTTCCGTCTTGTACATTTCGCCAGTCTTTCCGTCCTTGATCACCAGAACGGAATGCAGCTTACCATCAGCATCAGCGTACTGATGCGTATGGTGGGCCACCGGGGAAATGATCTGGCCCTCGCAGTCCTTCAAGTTCGTGTGGGGATCGTTCATAGCCTTGAACAGTTCCAGTTTCGTGAGTTCCATTATCCTACCTCCTATAAATCCGGTTGAAACCGGTTGATACCAGTATATTACATCAAACGCTGCAATTTGTCAACGTAAACCGAAAAGCTCCCGGAAAATAATTTCCAGTTCAAACGATTCAAACCAGACATTTTTTGAAACCATGTAATGAACACGCATCATATAAAAATCCTGCTGAAACATCTTAAGACTGATACCGAAAGAATCATAGTACGGAGAAGGACACTGTGTAGACGATACATAATACTTCCGCTCTGTCTTATGCTTATAAATTCCGATCTCCCCGACCGATACCATGTGTATATATTCGGATAATGGCTCAGAACGTATATTCGTTTCATCGGTCATGAATGCGTTATCCAGTGCCATCGTGATAAAGTCCTGGCCTGCATTCTTATACAGTACGGTATCGCGCTTCTGGCTGCTGATCGGAGAGTCAATCAGCAGAATAACCATTCTCGTTTTATCCGCCGATCTCCATACCATCTGCTTTCCGGCAATCATCCGAAGCGCGGTTTTCATAAAATGCCAGGCTGAAAAATATGGATTGATCAAAGTGTTCGCGTTTCCTAACATGAAGCATTTTACCGCAGCATCCCCGGCCAATTCCCTGTTCCTGTTCACCGTTTCATAGAAGTTCAAGAATGCTGCAAACTCATTCTTGATCGGCCTCTCTCCATCTGAGGCGATAAATTCATCAAACACGATATAATCATAATCGGAGAAGTCGATACCGCGCAAGTTGGCCACAACAGACAGCGCGACACCTACTGCGATAATATCCCCGGTTTTCTCTCCGTCACGGAAGGTAATTGATCCTCCGGAAGGGTAGGGAAGAATGTTCATACCCCGGTCGATATTCAGTTTTTTAAATGGATTTCCTTCCACCTTTCCGCACTGCTCAAGCTGACTTTTCAATCGCCGGACATAGATAAACCGCTTCTTATTCTCGATCAGATACTTAAACAATCCGTAGGTCTTACCCACACCACGCGCACCAACCACGCTAATAATGCTCTCCGGCTGCTGCGCGATATACTCCCAATTCACCCAACCATTCTCTGTATAGATCTTAGCCATTTACTCCCTACTCCTTTTATAATCTCCGTAAAGTTGAATTTCATCCAGTAATAAACGATAATCTCTTGCGTAGGTCATTTCATATGTGGTCGGTACAATCGCAACATTCCGCGTGATGTGTACAGACTTCCCTGATGCCGGATCCTGATAATCGAAATCATCATTATCATTATACACCGATATTGTGCCTCCGGCCTCTTTCCATACCATTCCCGGTTTAAACCGCTTCAGTGTTTTCAATTCCTCAACTGCAAACGTAGGATTATATTCTTCTCCCTTTTCATCCTTCCAGACTGTTTCCTCATCTATCTTTTTCGTAACACCGGCCACGGTAACACCCATCCGTCCATTATCTTTTATAAATGCGTACCGCTTCGCGCCCTGAGTGATAAATTGACGATAATGGCCATCGTCCTCAAAAAGTCCGATATAATGCCTCTTACCATTCCGATCATCCGCATAAGCGTTTTGTGTAATAGCAGCCCTTTTCAGCCGGTCATTTAACACACTGATATTAACAGGCCCGGCTGTTTTAACCGAATC